TCTAATATCCACACCGGGCTTTGTTGTTTCTGGCTACTTCTCACCCAGCCATGGCAGGTCCATGCTGATCCCCGAAACGTCCGCGATGACCTCCTTGATGTAGATGTCGGTGGTCTTCCCCGACGTGTGCACCAGGCGCCGCTGGATGTCGTCGCGGTGTTCGCCGCGCCGCGCCGCATCCGTGGCGGCCAGCGCGCGGATGTCCTTGAACACCACGTCCTCCGTCATGCCGATGCGCTCCTTCGCCCTGTCCCACATGGACGACAGGCCTGTCTTCGTGTACGCCCCACCCTGGCGCGTAGGGAACAGGTAGCGGCTTTTGGCCGCCTTCCCGCCGTAGGTCTGCTTGATCCGGCGCGCGCGGTCCAGCACCTCCTGGATGGCCGGCGTGACCGTGATATCCACCATCTTCCCGCTGGACTTCTGTGTCTTGCTCGGCTTGATGCGGATCCGCCCATCCTCGATCTGGTCTTCCTTCAGCAGGCGGATGTCGATGGCGCGGGCCCACAGAAGGTAGGAGATGTCGATGATGCAGGCGAACATAGGCCCGCTCGGATTGGGCTGCGTCTTGCCGGTGTCGGCGCGCTCCTTGCTGGTCATGCCGGCGGCCCGGATCGCGCGCACTTGGTCGTGCGTGGCCAGCACCTCGCGCCGGCCGGTTTTGTAGCTCGACATGTCCAGCTGGTCGATGGGGTTGTCCTGGCGGAGCCCCAGCTCGCCGATAATGAACTTGAACAACTTGCTCATCAGGGCGGCCAGCTTCTTGGCGGTGTTCGGTGTGGCGCGGTAGTTGTCGCGCAGGAAGCCGGAGCAGTCCTTGGTGGTCACTGCGGCCGCATGGAACTCCTCGAACTCGTCGGCGATCACATCCAGGTAGCGGCAGTAGGTTTTTTTCACCTCGTCGCTGTAGTCGCCCAGCATGTGCGCCTTGAACTCGGCGCAGGCGTACGCCATCGAACCTTCCAAGACACGCTTGTCGCCCTTCAGCGCCGCCAGCGCCATGAGCATCGCGCTCTCGCCGTCGGCGGCGCTGCACAGGCGAATCCATTTCTGCTCGCGCCCGGTGGCCGGGTTCCGCATCGGCAGCGCGGGCAGGAAATAGTACGCGCCGTGCTTCAGGTACACGCGCTGGGGGAGGGCCTTGTTTGCTTTTCTGCGGCGGTTCATCGTCTTGCGGATTTCCGTTGTGGGGCCGGCGCCGCGCTGGCTGCCGACGGGTGGATCAGGTGCATGCGCAGCACGCGCACGGTGTTGTCGTGCAGCCGCAGGGCCGGTATGCCCAGCAGCTTGAGCGCGCGCAGCTGGAGCGCCGGGCGGCGGTAGTGGGTGAGCTGGTAAATCTCCTCATCTGAGAGGATCAGCTCGTCCATGGTCGTCATAGCGGGATTCCCCTTTCTGCTTGTCGGTTGTTTATTGGGGTGGTTCGACCAGGATCAATTCGCAGGGCCGCACCGGCTCGGCGCTGCCCTCCAAGTAGACGGTCATTTCGCTGTCACCCTTGTGCCAGTGCAGGCCCGCAATGAAGTGCAGCAAGCCGCGATACTCCACCTGGCGCGCCAGCTGCTTGGCGCGGTGAAGCCGCAAGTCGTGCTTGTCGGCCTCATCCTGGGACATGTCGGCCATGGCTCACCACCAATTCCAGAGCGCCAGCACCAGGAACGTGCCGTAAATAGCGGCCAGCTCGCTGAGCATGCGGCGGCGCGGCGCCTTGCTTGCCGTGGTTGGCAGCGCGGCGGGTTTCGGCGGCAATCCCAGATATTCGCGCCACGGCACTTTGGCACCGTCTACCATGAAGCCCCAGGTGCCTTGATAACGGCCGGTGATGAACATGGTCCACGCGCCGCCCGGCTCCAGGGAGGTGATGCGGTGGTACTCGCCGTACTTCAGCGTCGCCGTGTCGCCTGCCAGCCGCGTGTAGAGGTGATAGACCCTGTCCTCCCGGCGCGCTTCGGTGTATCCGCCCTTGAGCACGATGGTACGGGCGTTCCATGGGTGGTCGTGCAGGTCACGGTCTTGGTCCGGCAGCACGATGTGGTGGATCCGGATGGAGATCGGGAACCGCCATGCTTTGCGGTCGGCGCCAGACTCCCCGGTGTCCGGGTAGGGGTTGAAGAGCCAGGCCCGGTCCATGTACAGTTCACCGTCCTTGATGATGGGGCTGTACGGGGTACGCTGGGCGCGGTGAATGAGCCAGTCGGCGACAGCGGGTCGGGCGGCGAATTTGGCGATGGTGTTCCAGAGTGTTAATTTCATAGATGTTCCTATGGTTGGTATTGGGGCGACGGCGCCGGGTTAGTCGCCTTGGTCGCAAAGGCCGTATGACGAGGCGCAGGCGGTCGGTTCATCCAATTCGGTCAGCAGGGAGAACTGTTTGCCGCCACGACTTGTGCTGGCCCATTCGATGATCTGGTAGATGTCGTTGTCCTTGGCGTGCTGGAGCGAGTTCTTCACCATCTTGCCGCCGTTCTCGGCCGGGATGAACGTGGCGCCGCCGCGCTTGCTCGCGGCCAGCACCAGCGCCTCCCATTCCGAAATCCTGACGATGTGCTCGGGGAAGCGCCGACCGATCTGGTGCAGCTCGGCCTTGTTCGCATTGATGCACGGCATGCAACCGACGCGGCCCATACCCTGCTTGTACAGCGGGTTCGGGTCGATGCCCTTGCTACGGCAATAGTCGAACACGTCGGCAGCAGACCACTCGACCAGGGGCCGAAAAATGTGCAGTCCGCCTCCCACCGGTTCGTACTTCTTGGCGTTGCGGCGATTCATCGACTCGTCACGGCGCACGCCCTGCCAGCTCACCACCGTGTGGCCGGCGTCGATCAGCTCCAGTTGGAAAGCGACGGCCATGTTGCGCTTCAGGTGCTCGGTGCAGAACTGCGCCTTGCGGCTCGGGAAGCGCCCTTTCCACAGGCACAGGTCAAGGAATGGATTGCCGGTCGGGTGCAGCACGGCCAGCGCGCGGCGCTTCGCCTTATTCGTCCAGCGCAATTTGCTCCCATCCGGGCCGCGCCGGATGCGCATGTCGCGCGCGATGAACATGCGCTTGCGTGCGATCTCGCCACTGAAGTCGGCCTTTAGCCTGTGGATCGCGATGCCGGTGACCCGTTCGAGATAGTCCAGATAAGCGTAGACGGCTTCATGCTCGTTCCCTGTATCGCAAAAGACACCTCTGACCCGCTGCGTACCGAAGGTTTCGATTGCCCTTGCCAGCGTGGCGGCGCTGTCTTTGCCGCCGGATACCGAGACGACGTGGATAATGCGCCTCTGCGGCGCCGGTGACGGGACGTTCGCCGGCCTTGTCACGTAGCGGACTCCCGCAGTGCCTTCGCGCACGGTGACGCTGGTGACTGGGTTAGGCTGCATTGGAAGCTTTCTTGAACGCCTTGGTGAACGCCTGGTTGACGCAGTGCCCGCGCCGCAGCACGGCGCGCGCGAGGGCGGCCCGGTCCTGGTGGCTGGCCGAAGCCTGGCGCAGCAGACCGAAGTAGCTGTTCGCGGAGGTGTAGACGTCGTCCGGCTCGATGCGGCTCACGCGGTGGATAGCCTCGTTGACGGTGCGGCGCCGGGTGTGGCTGCGCCACGGCTTGATCACGTGGCCCACGAAGTCGACGCCGCGATCAATCGGCTGCAGGATGGTCTTGGATGGGTTCAGCTGGGCGTGTAGCGCGTCCGGCAGGAACTGCTCCACGTCGGCCAGGGCCGCGTTGAGCCACTGCGGTGATTCGTGCAGCAGCACGAAATCATCCACGTACCGGATGTAGTGCCGCGCGCGCACCTGGTGCTTGACGTGCTGGTCCAGCTTGTCCAGGTAGATGTTGGCGAAGAACTGCGAAGACAGGTTCCCGATGGGCAGGCCGAGGTGCGCCGGCTGGTTGCCCAGCCGCTTGTGCGGCGGCACGCGGTGCAGCAGTTGCGGCGCGCCGCGCAGCTCGTAGTCCAGGCGCGGGTCGTGGAACAGGATGGTGTGGGCCAGCTGGCGCCACCACGGCGCAGTGACGCGCGCGGCGATCTGCTCCCACAGCACCAGCTTGTCGATGCTGACGAAGAAGTTGGCCAGGTCGCATTTCAGGTACCACACCGGCGTCGTCCAGTTCTGCGTGGCGCTGCGGATCTTCGCCTCCAGCCGCTGGGCGGCGTAGAGCGTGCCGCGCCCTGGAATGCACGCGCAGCTGTCCTGGATGAACGAGGCGTAGAAGCGCGGCGAGATGCGGTTGTACAGAAGGTGGTGCACGACACGGTCCCGGAAGTCCGCCGCCCACACTTCGCGGGCTTTGGGTCGGGTGACGACGAAGCAGATCGAGCGGCCGGGGCGGTAGGTGCCGTCGGCCAGCTCGTCGTGCAGTTCGATCAGGTTGCGCTCAAGGTGCAGCTCGAAACCCAGCGCGCTGGCCGAGTTCCGTTTGTTGCGCCGGCAGTCGAAATACGCGACCGCCAGCTCTTCGAGGGTGAAGCCCGCTTCGTATTGATCTGCGGACAGCGCGCGCCCGGCCCTCGGCCGACTTGTGGTTGTTGTTCTGGTTGCCATCGTTGAAGTTCTGGTTCCACGCGTTGTTAGGGTTCGGGGCGTACTGCGTCCATTCGTGCTATCTACGTCGCCCCGCCGAAGGCCTGCGGCCGATCAGCGGGGAAACTGCGCCAGGCCTGGCCGGACGCCGCCGGCTGGTTCCTTTGGTGCGCATGGCGGTGGCCTTGTGAGCCAGCGGCACGACCAGATTAAAAATCGCACGGTCGTCACCGCCTTGACGGTGGCGCTGCAGGCGACGATGCGGAATGCTTGCGCCAGCCATTGCCTTGCTTGCCGATCTTGTCCGTGAGCGCGAACCCCCCGGCTGTACTGGCCGGTGGAGATCGCGCGCAGGTCGTGCGCCAGGCGAAACAGCAGCTCCGCCACCTGGACCCGCTCCAGCAGCATGTCGAGGTGCGGCGTTTTCGCCGTGGCGCAGTTGGCGCGGTAGACCAGGATGGTCAGGTTGAAGCACTCCTCGTGCAGCTTGCGGCCCAAAGTGGCCTTCAGCTCGCGGGGCATGTGCTTCGTCAGTTCCATGGTCAGCAGCATCAGCTCGTAGGTCAGCTTGTAGATCGGCAGTTCGGTATGGATGGCCATCGAATTAATGAATCACTGAATAATTAATCTGCGGACAGCGCGCGCCCGGCCCTCGGCCGACTTGTGGCCGTAGTACTGGCCGCCATCGTGGAAGTGCTGGAACCACGCGTAGTCAGGGTTCGGGGCGTACTGCGTGCTGGACCAGTACCAGCCCTCGGCGAACAGCTCGGGCACGTTCGTCCACAGCAGGCGCAGTTCGCGGCGGGACGGCAGGTAGAAGTCGCACAGCTCGCCGATCTCGATATCGGCAGCCCATTCGGCTGCCGGGTGGGAGTGTTCCGACTGCATCAGCGCCACGGTGTTGGCGAAGCCGTCGAACTCGCTGCAGGCGTCCTTCATGTCCTGCCCTGGTGAGCCCCAAGCGATTTCAGCGTTGTAGGCGGCCGGGTCGGTGGGCACGATCAGGTGGTAGTCGGGCTGACCGTCCTCGCCGCGCATGATGCCGGCGTAGATGCCGCCTTGGCCCGGCCACTCGGCGCCGATGCGTGGCACGGCCATGAAGGGGGCTGGCGCCGGCTTCTTGCCCATCACGCGGTCCAGCCATGCGCCTACCAGCGATTCGGTTGGGACGGTGATGTGGCCGTCACCGATGTCCACGGTGATCATTTTGTGCACTACTTCCATTTTTTACTCCAGCGGTGTGGTTGGGGGCCGGGCTGCGCGCCCGGTTTGAATTGATGAAGGACTAAATTGGCAATCTGCGGACAGCGCGCGCCCGGCCCTCGGCCGACATGCGGAAGTCGTCCTGGTAGCCATCGTCGAAGTACTGGAACCACGCGTAGCAAGGGTCCGGGGCGTACTGCTCGGAAGACCAGTACCAGTCCGGCTGGAACTGGTCCTTCAGGTTGCCGAACAGGATGGCCTGCTCACGGCGGGTGGGCAGGGCGCCGCCGAGTTCGGCTGCTGCCGCCATGGCCTGCTCCCAGGTGAACTGCTTGTTGTCGCGGCTGGCGATCAAGAACAGGTGGTAGTCGGGCTGGCCTTCCTCGCCGCGCACGATGCCGGCATACATGCCGCCGTCGGCTTCCGACTCCTCGCCGATGCGCAGGTATTGTGGTTTCAGGGCAGTGGCCGCTTCTTGGGTGATGGTTTCCATGTGACTCTTTCGTGATGGTTACGCGCCGACGGTGGCGCAAAAGACTTCTACTTGTGCTACTGCCTTGTTCAGCTTGTTCAGCGGCAGGAAGGGCAGCCGGGCGTCTATGCCGGCCGCTCCCTGGCGCAGCGCTGCCGCCTCGCCGTCCGTGAGCCCCACCTTGCCGACCCGTTCGAAGCGGTCGCAGATGGCGTTCATGGTTCTGCTGGAGCTATCCAGCGCCGGGCATTCCATCCCAGCGGTGGCCAGCGCCGCCAGCATCTTCGATACCTGGTTGTACGACTCAGGCGCCGGCGCAGCGATCAGCGTCTCCACCGACGTGCGCAGCTCCAGCGCCAGCCGGTCGCGGGCCTCGGAAGTCATGGGGACATTGCCCGGCGGGAGATGGCGGCGCATGGTGGTTACGCGGCGATGGCGTGCTGCAGCTGCGCCACGGGCATGGCCCACGGTTCGCCGTTCAGGGTGCCCAGCACCTTCACCAGCGCCACGCGGCAGCCGTTGCTCAGGTCCGTCTTGAAGCTCAGCACCTGGCCGCGCTGCGGGCCGTGCTCGGTGTCGAAGCTCACGGGCGTGCCGATGGTGATGTCTTTGGTCTGATCCATCGTGCGCTCCTTACGGCCTGCCCATCAGCACCGTGAAGCCGGTCGCCTCTGCCGATGCCACGTATCCGGCGAATGCTTCCTCGATGGCGTTTTCCGCGCGGTCCAGTTCGTACCAGAACTTCACCTTGTTGGCGGTCAGACGGTACTTCAGGCGCGCGCGGATCTTGTAACCGACGCCGTTCTTGAACAGGCGCAGACCAATAGCGAATTCACGCGGGATTTCCAGCGTGCCGTCGGCGCCGGCGGTGGTGCTGACATTCTCGCTGTAGCCCAGTTGCACCTGGCCATTGTCCAGACGGCGGTGGCTCTTGAAGCTCACTTCGGACTTCGCCTGCAGCGTCAGCGCCACCGCCATCAGCGTTTCGCCGGATGGTTCGGCGATATCGGCGATGTTGTCTTCCAGGAAGGTGGCGAACTCCTCCTGTTCCATGGCCTTGCCGCTGTGCGACAACCAGTTGCTGAACTCGCGGGTCAGCTCGGCCTTGTAGACAGCGCGGTGATCGCGCCAGCCCGGGGTCTCGTCGTCGGAGTAATGGTCGTTCAGCACCGCGGTGAGCGTGCGGCTGCCAGTGTCGGCATAGATGTAGCAACGGGTCTTGCCGGCCTGGTCGGTCAGGTACTTGCTCAGGCTCTCCATGGAGTCGAGGTGGCTCGTGCCGGCCTTGCGTTGCGGCGTTTCTGCGACGGCGTGAATCGCCTTGGTGAGGTCGATGTGCTGGTAGCCGTTCGGGGCCACCAGGTGGAAAGTGCCTTCGACCTCCTTCACTTCGGCGCCTGCGTTGGTGAGGTCGCGGATGGCGGAGATCAGGTCGTCGTTCGCTGGGGTGATGGGCATCATTTTGCGGCTTCCTTCAGAGTGGATGGTGGTTGGGCGCTAGCGTCGCGCAGGTCCAGCGTCGACTGGCGCGGGTGGTTGCGGGACAGCTCGTTGTCGTCGGTGAGCCAGTAGAAATCGGAGCCGCGCTCCGGCGTCGGCAACTTGGCGATGATCTTGTCCTTGATGATCACCTTGTCCACGTCCTGGCCTTTGCCGGCCGGGCCGACGGCGATCTGCAGCGTGACGCTGCCGCCCTTGCCGGTGTCCTTGACGTGCTTCAGCAGCTCGTTGAGGTGGCTGCTCAGCTCGCTGTGGGTGCGGCCGTCGCGCAGCTCCTGCAGGAAGACGGCAAATGCTTTGGTGCTCATGGTGTGGGTGGCCTTTTTTGGGTTAGAAGGGATCAGGGTTTTCGACGGCGAACTGCAGCTGCTTCGCGATCTCGGCGCCCAGGTCGATGCCCTTCAGGGCCGCCAGGTGGAAGATGTTCGCGACAGCGCAAGCCAAGCCGTTGTGCATCGGGTTTTCGATTGGGTTGTGCAAGCGGAGTAGGCGCGCGGCGCTCACCAGGTCGGCTACGGCGGCCATGATCAGGTCCTCCGGCGCTGGTGGTGGCTCCACGCGGCGCTGGCCGATGTTGCGCAGTGCGTGGGCCGCTTCTGCGCTGGCCATGCACTGCTGGTTGAGGATCTGGCCGGCGGTTTGCAGGGCAGGGGAGTTCAGTTGGAAGTTCATGGCTCACTTTCAGTCGTTGTCGTTGGCTTGCAGCTTTTTCACATCAGGCCGCGCCCGGCGCTGCATGTGCCGGCGTGCCAAACATTTCAGGAGCGCCGCCTGTGCGGGATGCTTCAGCATCTCGTCCAGCGGCACGAGGGAGGCGGTGGCGCGGTGCGCGATCTCCAGCGCCATGCGGTCCGGGTTCTGGCGCGCCATGGTTAAAACCCGTGGCGCTGGATGTGCCAGGCCCTGGCCAGCGCCGTGCCCACTGGGGCGCCGCATTTGCGGAAGTGGCGGTAGTACGCAATCAAGGCAAACATCAAGTTCTCCTTCAGAGGTCCTGTAACGGATAGGTCAGGCGGCTACGCCCTTGTGCGCTTCCAGGTGTTCCCGCCAGATGCGGTGGCCTTCCTGCATGCCAGAGTGGTATGCGTCATCGCTGGCTGTCCCTGGCTGATACAGCCGCGGTATGGGCGTGCGTAGGAACCGCAGCTCCAGCACGGCGCGGACGCCGCGTTTGTATTCGTCGCTGCGCGGGTCGCGCGGGCGGTCGAATGCGGTCTGCATCAGCGACTCCACCCAGGCGCGGGAGCTTTTCGGCTGGTTCATGGCGTGCCTATGGTGGTGAGCAGCTTGCGCAGCAGCGCCATCGAGCCGCTGGAGACCGCGCCGCTGCGCTCATAATCCAGATCCACCAGGCGGCACATGTTCGCCAGCTCTTCGCTGTGCGCCATGCGCGCCGCCATGAGGCGCAGCGTCGCTGCCGTGTAGCCGGCCGCGCCCGCCGAGACCGTGCGGCCGATGAACTGGCCCTGCTGGTTGTAGAGCGTGTAGCAGCCCTGCGTGCAGAGGCGGGCCCGCACGCCGCTGGCGCGCTGATGCGCCTCAATGTGCGCGTGATGGGCGCGCATGCGCTCGGCGAACTGCTGCGCATTGGTGGTCGCGAGCGGGTCGATGACGAAGAAACGGCGGTCGCTGGAATCGACCGGCATCGCGTCGGCGTGACCGCTCACGAACACCATGTTCAGGTGGACTGGGGCGTTCATGGCGTGCTGGTCAGGCTGCTGCTGCGGCGATTTCGGCGGCGGGCGCTGCGGCTTCCAGCTGCGCGGCTTCGGCATTGGAATTGCTGAAGGACTGAATAGGCAATCTGCGGACAGCGCGCGCCCGGCCCTCGGCCGACTTGCGGTGGCTGACCTGGAGGCCAACGTTGAAGTCCTGGCTCCACGCGATGCTAGGGCCCGGGGCGTACTGCGTGCTGGACCAGTACCAGGTCGGCGTCAGCGCATCCGGCGCGCCGTGCTGGAAGGCCAGCACGCCGGTCATCACCGGGAAGTCCGCGGTGTATTCCTCGCCGGGCGGCACGCTGTTGGCGTTCTCGCCATCGTCGTAGGCGTAGTTTTCCTCGGTGGTCGGCTTCAGGTGGCGGTAGACCAGCTCCAGCTCGTCGCGGCTGGGGATGTACCAGTCGTTGAAGCCGTCGATGACCAGGGCCAGCGCTTCGGCGGCGAGGATGCTGCCGGCTTCGGCCATGGCGCGCGTGTTCTCCAGGCCGTCGCAGAACGATTCGGCGCCGGCGACGCGGGCGCGCTGGGCGTGCCAGGCGCCGCGCAGGTCGCCGGTCTTCGGCGCGACGATCAGGGCGAAGGCTTCGCCTGCGACGTTGATGACGCCTGCGAAGGTACCGCCGCCGACTTGGGCGCCAATGGCGTACGCGAGGTGGGTGAGTGCTGCGGATGCTGCTGGTGCTTGCTGTGCCATGTGGCCTCCATCGGTGAGTGTTGCTGCGATGGATGTATATTAGTCCGACTGCTAACTACGTGTCAACAGTCGGACTAATAAATTGAAAGAAATTTTTAGAACGTTGATTTTTTTGAGCTTTTAGAACGGGGCAGGTTCGTCCGATTGGCGCAGAGTGTAGTGCTGCCAAACTATCTCATCGGCGTTTAGCTCGGGAACGATGTGGGTGAGATCGAAGGTTGCGTAGCTGCGTGAGAAGCCGCCGATACGCGGGCCTAGAAGGACGATGGGAAGTGCCCGGAATATAAGTTCCGCTTGGCGTAGCATCGCCTGGCCTGTGGCTGGATAGGTGGATTCTTCGTCGACCTGTACTACAGCTAAGGTGATGCGTTTGACGGTAATGATGGCGGCGCGAAGTCTCACTTGCTGGCAATTAGTGCTATAAGATTGCTAAATGTCACCACATAGTTCTGACCAACGGTAATCCATTTTCCACTTTTCGCCGTTGTCGATTCGCGCAAACTCATCCGTAACAATATATCTGGCGGGATCGCCGTAGCCACCCATGGCATTTTTTGCAGTAACAATACCGCATACCGCACCACTTTCCGGAGAAATAGCTACGCCTGAAAATCGTGCAGACTCGGGGTCTCGCAGCAGTCCGCGAATCCTCGTCTGGGCTTCATCGATCTTCTTTTCATCCGGAGTCTTCTTTTTTTGTGTGGCAATCTTGCTTGAGTCTGGGCTGCCCGTCGAAATACGGTCTATTGCATCAAAACATGCTGATTTTTTGCTGGGTGATTTGATCGCTGAGCAGGCGTCGCGAAGAACATCTTTATCGGATGCGCTCGCTGTTAGTGCGATAGCAAGGATGGGAAGCAATAGAACGACTGTTTTCATGATGAATCACCAAAGTAAAAAACATCAAATTTTCCAGTAACTGATACTAGAGGCGGTCTCTAAAGTTGCGCGCTTGGAAGAATACAATGCGGCCGACTACATCGCATTCGCCGCTTTTGCATGGCTCCTGCCTATATTCTGGGTTGTCTGATGCTAGAAACCACTCGCGGCGTTCGTATTTCAGCCGCTTAACAATTGCTTGTCCACGAAAATTAATAGCGAACATCTTGCCATTCACGCGTGCCTTGTCGCGAAGGTTTATAACGACGACGTCGCCTTCGTACATCGTCGGAGTCATGCTTTCGCCTTTCACCTTAATCGCCAGTAGTGATTTAGGATCAAAATCATTTTCTTCAATCCATTGACGCGGCATATGCAACTTTTCATCACTATCGAAATTCTCTGCCGTTTCGAAGTTAGTAATACCTGCTTGGAGATGTAGGGCGACCATTCGAATGGGGATAGTGACCGGCGCATGGGCGTCGTCGTCTGTGACCAAGAAGCCTCCCACAGTCTCGGCAGTCATTACAGCCTCTTCGACGTGAGGCACTACGGCCTCGGCGAACTTTGCAGCCTGATCGGCAAGCGTAGGGCTGAAATCGGCGAGCTGTGCGCCCAGAAGGTTGGCCAGTTTGATTCCCGCGTCGACGTTTAGCGGGATTTTGCCATTTAAATACTGGGCTAGCGCGCTCTGCCCAAATGGGAGGTCCTCGCACGCCGCCTCCTGCGATGAGGGAAGCCCTGCGTCGCGACGTTCCTTCTGCCATTTCTGGAAGAGGAATTTCAGTTTCGCTGCTTCGGCGAGTTGTTCATCTGATAGTGGGAGTGCTGGCATTTTTCAACGATATAAGGAAAACTAATAAACTTCAATTAGTCGGACTGTTGACACGCGTTAGCAGTCGGACTAATATGTCCTCATGAACCGAATCTCAAGCATCCGGGCGCAGCTCGGCGTCACCCAAACTGCTATGGCAGATGCCCTGCACGTCACGCAGGGAAACATTTCCCACTATGAACGCGGGCAGGGTGTGCCCCCCGAGGTTGCTAAGCGTCTTATTGCGTTCGCCCTAACTCTGGGGCATGAGGTCTCGTTTGACGATATCTACGGCCCGCCACTTGCGTCAGGTAACCGGGGCGCAAGCGCCGTACCAGATGGTGCCCGCACCGGTCGCCAGGCCATGACCACGAGCACCCTTGAGACTGCCCAGGACAACTTCGGGATCGAGTTAGCGGGTTCGGTGCCAAGGAGCGGTAACGATCGTCGGAGCGGATAAGTTGAGATGTATGGAAAGTAAGCGCCGGCCAAAATTGGTCGGCTATTTTTTGCCCATTTTATTGCAATTGGGAAATTGGGGATGCTCAGAAATGTTTTCATGAGGCCATCTTGCCAAGTTTCGTTGATGTTTACATCATTCTTTTCGAAGGTTTCCGTATGAACATACTTGATGCGTTCCACCAGACTGTCCATGGCGCGGACGGCGGCTGCGAAGCCCTGGCCGTTCGCATGGCGATGTCGGCCGCAGTGTTGCGGAACAAGGCAAATCCGAACGCGGCGGCCAACATTGTCGGTCTGGTAGACGCAGACCGTGCCATGGGACTGACCGGTAACCACTCCGTGCTGCACGCGCTCGCTGCCAATCACGGCTACGTGTGTGTGAAGGTGGGTGGCGATGTTGCGCCGTCGGACATGGCAGTACTTGAGATGATCGCCCAGGTCTGGTCGAGTAACGGCAACGTGGGTGCCGCAGTCAACGATGCTCTGGCTGATGGCCGCGTCGAGCAGCACGAGGTTGAGCGCGTGCGCGGGCTGGTGTTCGGCGCCACCCGCGCGCTACATGAACTGGTGGCGCGCATGGAAGGCATGGCCGAGAAATGAATATCGGGGAAGTTGGCCTGGAAATGCACGGCCACGGCTTGCCGGAGCTGCCAGCAGGGCATCCACGTCTGGACGGCAAGATACACCGCTTTGGCAAGGGCAAAAAGGCATGGTACCGACTGCGGTCGATCAGCCTGAAGTCTGGTCAGGAGGTCGTGGTCGGCGCCTTTGGCATCTGGCAAGGGCAAGACCCCGGCACCATTCCGGTGGCCATCGACTGGACCGGTATCAGCGACGAAGAGCGGGCGGAGGCGGAGCGTAAGCAGGCGGTCTTTGCGCAGCAGGAGGCAGACCGCCGCGCGCGCGCTGCTGAGCTCGCAGCAGGCCGTGCACGGCGCCAGTTCACCCAGGCGGTCGCCGTGCAAGATGCGGCGGCGGTTCCTTACCTGGTGCGCAAGAAGATCGGCGGCGAGTTCGCGCGCGTTGATGAATTCGGCCAGCTGATCGTGCCGGCCCGGCGCTATGCGAAAGGCCAGCGCGCGGAAGTGGTCAGCGTGCAGAAGATCGCGGCCGATGGTTCGAAGCGTTTTAACGATGGCGCCGACATGATCGGGGCGGCCTGCCTGCTGGGGGCCATCGACGCGGAGACGCGGTTCATTGGCATTGCGGAGGGCTACGCCACCGGCCAGTCGGCGCGCATGGCCACGGACTGCTCCTTCCCGGTGATGGTGGCGTTCAACGCGGGCAACTTGGCGGAGGTGGCGCGCCGCCTGCGGGCGGACTTCCCTGACGCAGTGATACTGTTCCTGGCCGACGACGACTGGCAGCTGGAGCAGCGCTACGTGCGCGACATGGCTGCGGACTACGGCATTGCCGCGGCTCCGCCCATCGACGGCGCCGATCACCAAGTCGTCACCGAAGACGGGGCAGGCGCCACGGTGCGCGCCGCGTGGCGCGAGGACGCTACCGGCACGCGCTACATCGACGTTGACGTGCGCAGCGGCCGCAGGATGCGGACACCCAAGTTCGAGAACGCCGGCCTGTCGCGCGCTCGCGCGGCCGCCCGCGAAGTGGGCAACGCCTTCGTCGCGTGGCCCACGTTCGCCGCGCGCGGCGAGAACAAGTGGACGGACTTCAACGACCTGCACGTGGAGCAATCGCTGGACGACGTGCGCCTGCAGTTGGGGGCCGTGCTGGCGCGCATCAACTCCAACGAGGAGTTGGCCGCAGTGCCCGGCGAGGTTTTCGCGGAACCGGCGTCGCCTCTCCCTGCTTCCCCCGCGCCCCCATCTGAGGATGATCCGGTCGGCCTCAGGGCGCCGACGGCGGATCAGCTGATCGCGCACTTCGCCCTGGTGTGGCCTACCACCGACATCTGGGACGAGCTGCGCAAGCAGCGCATGAAGCGGTCCGCCTTCCACGCCTGGGTAGGGAAGGGGGCCGCGCTGGCATGGGAGAAGGACACGCGCCGCCGCACGATCATGCGCGACAGCCTGCCGGCCCTCGTCGGCGGACGCGCTATTCCCGGGGGCGCGGGGGGCGGCAAGCTGGGTGAGATGCTGGACAACTTGACGCTGCTGCGCGGCACCGAGACCGTGTGGGATGCCATCGGCCAGCAGGTCATGACGCTGGGCGCCGTGCGGGCCGACTATACGGCGGACCTGACCGGCAAGTGGCAGGAGCACGCGCTGCGCAAAACCATCGAGGCGCGGAACCTGGTGTTCGACCCGACGCAGACAGCGGACCCGGAAACCACCGTCAACATCTTCCTCGGCTGGCCCTTGAAGCCGAAGCCAAATGCGGCGCTAGTAGAGCCGATCCTCGCGCTCCTTGAGTCCTTGTGCAGCGCCGAGGACAACGTTGACGAGTGCGTGGCCTGGATCCTGCGCTGGCTCGCGTTCCCGCTGCAGAACCCGGGCGCCAAGATGCAGACCGCGCTGCTCATGTTCGGCGAGAAGCAGGGTACCGGCAAGAGCCTGTTCTTCCAGGACGTGGTGGCGCCGATCTACGGCGACTACGGCACCGTGGCCAGCCAGCACCAGCTGGACTCCACGTTCACCGCCTGGCGCTCGCGCAAGCTGTTCGTTTTGTTCGAGGAGGTGCTGTCCCGCGACGACAAGTACAGCCACAACGGCACGCTGAAGTACATGATCACCGGCAAGTCGATGAGCATCAACCAGAAGAACCTGCCGGAGCGCACGGAGCGGAACCACCTGAACGGCGCGTTCCTGTCCAACGAGCCACAGCCCATCCCGATTGAGCTGGAAGACCGCCGCTTCATGGTGATCGAGGCCCGGGCCAAGCAGTCCAAGGAATTCTACGACGAGGTCAGCGCGGCAATCGCGGCCGGCGGGGTCGAGGCCTTCTACCACTTCCTCTTGAGCTTCCCGCTCGACGGATTCAACGAGCACACCAAGCCGATGATGACGCTTGCCAAAGAGCGCGTTATCGAGTTCGGCCTGAACGGCTGGATGTCGTTCCACCGGTCCTGGAAGGATGGCTACCTAGCCGCCCCTTACTGCTCCTGCCTCTCTGAAGACCTGTTCAAGATCTACCGGCGCTGGTGCGACAAGACGGGCGAGAAGCCGCTCACGCTGTGCAAGTTCGCCGGGCTGCTAGCCAGCCGCGAGCACAAGAAGAAGGCTGCAGTGGCAGTGGGCGCGAAGGGCAAGACTACCAGGATGATCTTCGAGGTCAAGGCGGAGGGCGAGACGGAGTCCGTCGAAAAGCAGATTGAGCGGTTCCGCCGGCTGGGAGACATTCGCGGCGACGGGATAGCCGACGAGCAGGGTTAATTGCAGGGGCGCGCAGGGTTCAATTCCAACCCTGCAAAGTCGCAGCCCGCATGAATGCTGGGGTGTAGCAGGGTTAATAGGGTTTGCAGGCTTTTCCCGCGTATGCGCGGATTTTTATAAGAGCCGATGCTGTCGTTTTTTTTCTCGCATG